CCAAGAAATGCTTGAACGTGCCGCCCAAGCAGCTGCAGGCATGCGTACGTCAGGAAGCTACATTACTTTCAAGAACGCGAATTTGAAAGTCGATGGTCAAGCTGTTCCGAATAACAAAGCGGATGTCCGAATCCTTGCTGCTATTGGTGAACGTTCGTGGTATGATGGCCCGTACGATCCCGATAATGCACAAGTGCCGGCTTGTTATGCGCTTGATAGCGGTGAGCCACACCCTGAAGCTACGAATCCTCAAGCAGATTCTTGTGCTGAGTGCGAGAAGAATAAATGGGGATCAGCTCCCCCGCGGCCTGGTTCGACAGCTCCTGGTAAGGGTAAAGCCTGTCGTGAAGGTGCTCGAGTGATTATGGTACCTGCGAACGTGCCGTTGAAGTCGGCCCCCATATACACGGCTAAGATTCCTGTGACGTCATTGTCTGCAGTGAATAACTTCGTGGGGCGGTGTCAAGCAGCTGCAAAGCTTACGGGCGAGTTCGTTACCACTTTGTCTGTGACCGAGGATAAGAAGAGCTTCTTCAAAGTTCATCTTGATATCAAAGAGCATACTGCTGATATCGATCCTCTGTTGCTTATGGCTAAGCAAGATGAAGCATACCAGTTGGCAATGACGCCGTATCCACAATTGGATAACTGATATGAAGACTAATCTGATTGCATTAGTACTTATATTTAGTACTTTTACAGTAGCTGCAGATTGCTTGTTCAACCCGAATCCGCCCCCTAAAGACCATATGTGGGTGTGTATTTGTGATCAAAATGGGCAGAATTGCAGAACTGTTGCAATTCGGATTAAGTAACCTCTCCTCCCCGGCACTTTGCAGTAGCCAACGGGGAGTTTACCTCGTGCGGAATGTCTCCTAGTACGCACGAGGTCTTTTTACACCTGAGGAACTAGAATGTACGTAGTTCTTGACTTCGAGTCAGATGCAATTGAGAATAGACCTAAGTATCCACCAGAACCGTGTGGTCTTGCAGTCTACGAAATTGGTAAAGACCCATACTATATGTCATGGGGGCACCCGACTGAGAACAACATTGACAAAGCATTTGCTACCATTGAACTTGCACAATATCTAGAAAATCCTGAATTTGAGTTCATCTTCCATAATGCACCTTTTGACTGTGCCATTATTGAAGAGAAACTTGGTTTAGAAGTCCCTTGGGAGAGAGTACATGACACAATGCTCCTCGCATTTCTTACTGACCCATTCGGTGAATTGTCACTTAAACCGCTTTCGGACAAACTACTCGGGCTCCCTCCCGAAGAGCAAGAAGCCGTTCGAGAGTGGCTTATTTCTCATGGTATATGCCGCGCCAATGACAAAGCTTGGGGTGCCTATATTTCGAAAGCTCCTGGAAAGCTAGTCGGAACTTACGCAATCGGCGATGTTATTCGTACTTGGAAACTCTTCGAATACTATATGAATGGTGGGAAGTCTGTTCAAGAAATTCGTATGGAACCAAAAGTTGCTGTAGGAGAAGTCCCATGGTAATGCTAATGGAACAAGCATATCGGCGCGAGCTACGCCTCATGCCGCATATTTTGAAGATGGAGCAACGTGGCATTAAGCTAGACGGAGTTTCTCTACAAAAAGACACAGATTACTATTGGCGCATCCTTGATATCATTGACGATAAGATTCAAGAAAAGCTAGGAGGATCAGTCGATGTCGATAGTAACAACGATCTCGCTGATGCTATCGAGCGGGCGGGACTATCTAAAGGATTTGCTACAACACCCACGGGAAAGAGGAGCACAGCTAAGGAATCACTGGTTAATGCTATTAGTGATCCTGAGTTACTTGGTCTTCTTCTGGTCCGTGGCTCTGTGGCTACTTGCCTACGTACTTTCTTCCAGCCCTGGTTAGTACAGTATCAAGCGCATGGCCGCTTGTACATGAAGTGGAACCAAATTCGTAACTATACGGATACTGGCGCACGAACTGGCCGCTTAAGCAGCTCCCCCAATCTTCAGAATATTCCTGTTGAATGGGAGGGACTCCGAGCCCAGTTGGCTGCTAAAGGCTTCGATTTAAACAGCATTGAAGAAGGCTTTGACCTGCCGTCAATGCGGAAGTACATCATTCCTGATGATGGGCATATTTTTGTGGGGCGAGACTATTCCGCCCAAGAAATGAAACTACTTGCGCACTTTACAGATGGCGCATTGCTGAAAGCTCTTCAAGATGATCCCGGAAAAGACATTCACCTCATTGCTGCTGGAATCGCTGGAATTACACGAAAAGTTGCTAAAACTCTTGGATTCGCAGTTCTATACGGAGCTGGAGTGGGCAGAATTTCAGAGTCTCTTAGCATCCCTGTATCGGAAGCTACAAGTATTAAACAGCGCTATCTTGCGGCACTCCCAGAAATCAAAGCATTTCAACAGCAATTAACTGCTAATGCTCGGATGAAAATGTTTACAGAGACTCTTGGGGGTCGACGTTACTATTCACAGCAGCCTGCAGTAGTTAATGGTGTGATGCGGAGCTTCGAGTACAAGCTTACTAACTACAAGATTCAGGGTTCTGCTGCAGATCAGACAAAGCAGGCGATGATCGACTTCTGCGAATCTACTACTAGTGGGGAGCTGGTGCTATCTGTTCATGACCAGCTTGTGATTCAGTGCCCTATTGATAAGCTAGAATCAGAACGCGCAGTGCTTGAAAAAGCAGTTAACGGTTCGTTCCAAGAAGTACTTAAATACGAAGTCCGGTCTGATGAATCTGTTGGGTATAACTTTGCGGAGTTGTAATGCTTGAACTTCATGTAACCTTTAATCATGTGGAAGCTCGAGAGATGCTAACACTAATCAATCGAGCTCTAAATACGCTTGATCCTAAAAAGTGGCCTCCATTTGCTTCTAAGCTTGAGGACGCTCTTGCAACTTTCCTAGCTAATAGTAGGTTCCAAAATGACGAAGTTTAAAGATGCCTGGGGATTTAGTAAGCTTGATGTCTTTCGAACTTGTAAAGCAAAGTTCAAGTATCAGTTTATTGAGAAGCTCCCCTCAGATGGCTCTCCTGCCATGGAACGGGGCCAGAAAATGCATGAGAACATTGAGGCTTATCTAAATGGCTGGGAAACAACGCTTATTCCAGAAAACGAGGGTTGGAAAGATGCCCTCGATGCGCTTAAGCAAAGAGACTTCAAAGCAGAGCAGGCTCTCGGTTTTGATTCTTCTTGGCAGTTACTCCCAGATTGGTTTGGAAAGTCGACCTGGCTTCGTGTCAAGATGGATGCTTCGTACAAAGAAAACAACAAAGGCAAGGCTATTGACTTCAAATCTGGAAAGTATCGCGTTCCATCAACCGAACAAATTGAGCTATACGCGATTGGCTTGCATGCGGCTAATCCAGAGTTGGAAGAAGTATCGACAGAGTTCTGGTTTATCGATACAGGCGAGACGTATGAAAGGACATACACTAGTAGTGAGCTACTCGCGTTGCGCAAGAAATACGAAGGGTATACTGTACCTATGTATGCAGAAGAAACATGGCCACCTGAGCCTTCACGCGAGTGTCGTTGGTGCCCATACAGTAGGACCAAAGGCGGAAAATGCAAGTTTTAACTAATTGGAGAATTTTATGTGTAATCCTGGTATTATAAATGGGTATGTTCCAAGACGAGAGCATAATGCATATACTACAGCTAAGCGTCGCTGTAATGATTCTAAAAGAGCACAATACAAGTACTATGGCGCAAGGGGAATACAATTTCGTTTTACATCATTTAAGCAGTTTTTTGCTGAATTAGGCCGATGCCCATTAGGTTATACAATAGAACGAATAAATAATAATGGTCATTATGAACCTGGAAATGTAAAATGGGCTACAATGCTCGAGCAAAACTATAACAGGAGCATTAAATATGGTAATTCTTGAATCAGAAATTGAAAAAACTTGTGTTAAAATAGCTGAGAAGCATGCTTGTTTACTTTTAAAAATTGAAAAACGAAGAGGTTATCCAGATCGAATTCTTTTAGCACCAAATGGAAAACTTATATGGATAGAATTCAAGCGCCCAGGGGAGAACTTGATGCCCTTTCAAAAACATGTGCATCAAATTTTGAAACAGATGAATTTCGAAGTATACGAGGTCGACAATTATTCCCTGTTTCTGAACCTACTCCTGAAATTGAAGGGTTCCTCCCCGCAGTCTGGTCCCCTGAGCCGTACCAAGTAAGAGGTGCAGAGTGGTTAGCAGTCCGACCTGCAGGTGCATTGTTTTTGCCACCAGGAATGGGGAAAACCTCTATCTCACTGGCTGCAAGAAACATGGTGGAGGAGCAGCTCCGACAGAGAGCCCGAACACTTATACTTGCCCCTTTGACAGTGTGCTTAACTACTTGGCAGAGCGAGCCGCAGAAATGGCGCCAGTTCAGCCATCTGAAGGTGGGTTTAGCGCATGGCTCAGACAAGGAATTAGTCTTAAGTGACGATTACTACGATATTGTCATTCTTAACTACGATGGAATACAATGGGCAGCACCGATCCTAGCAAAAGGCCACAACTTTCAGATCCTACTTTGCGACGAACTGACAAGGTTAAAACATACAACCAGCAAGCGCTTCAAGACATTGAAACCGCTCTTGCCCAGTTTTGCCTTCAGGTGGGGCTTGACTGGGACACCGGCGGCAAACGGGTTGATGGACCTATTCGGGCAATGTCTAGTTCTAGACCTGGGCCAACGCCTGGGCAAGTTTATTACACACTTTCGCTTGAAGTACTTCTATCAGAAAAGCTGGGAGCAATATAAGTGGTACATCAAGGAATCTGAAGCACAAAAGCTAGTAGAGCGGATCAGTGATATGGCAATGTATCTTGATCCGAAAGACTACTTGACCCTCCCACCGCTTATAGATGTATCACTACCAGTTGAATTCTCTAAGCCTGTTTTCACCCAATATAGAGATTTAGAAGATGACTTCATTCTCAAGCTTGAAAACGGCATTGTCACTGCCGCTAACGCTGGTGTGCTTACTAGTAAGTTGCGTCAGTTTACTGGTGGTGGGATTTACTCTAGCCCTGACGTCTTTGATGTGGTTCATAGCTACAAGATTGAGCGCCTTACATCATTGGTTGAAGAACTTGCAGGCGAACCTTTAATGGTGGCTTATCAGTTCGAGCATGAATATGAACGCTTGATAAAAGCTTTCCCAGATGCCCTTGCAATTAAGGGGGGTATGTCTAAGGGAAAGCTGCAAGAAGTAGTTGAATCATGGAACACAGGAAATGTGAGTCTTCTATTCGTGCAACCCACTGCAGCTGCCCTGGGCCTGAATCTCCAGTTTGGAGGAAGCGCTATATGCTGGTTTTCAATGACATACAACTTAGAGGAGTACATACAGTTGATTGCCCGCTTGTTGCGGCGTGGACAGACAAAACCCGTAATGAATTACAAACTAACTGCGAAAGGAACAATCGATGAAGTACTAGTCAAAATCATGGGTAACAAAGATGCAACGCAAAACAGTGTATTTGAAGAGCTCAAGCGTCTAGCTGTCAAAGTGTAACAATTGTAACAGTGATTCTCTTCGAATTTCTGTCGCGTTATAATGTTATTGTAACGTGATCCTACGTTACGTAGTTCTTAATGAGGATTAAATGTCTGATTTGAAGAAGATGTCTATGTCGGAACTTATCGCACGGTACAATGCTGTTGCGGCAAGT